TTTAACAAGCACTAATAGTTATGTAGATGAATGGGTACATATAGTAGCTACTTATAATGGAACAAAACAAAAACTATATATAAATGGGGTTATTGACAAAAACCGTACTGATATACAAACAATAAGCACTACAACAAACGCTAAAATAGGTGCTAGAAACTTTAGCGACAGAGCAAACGAGTTTTTAGGCAAAATAGACGAACTAGCAATATACGACAGAGCATTAGAAGAAGAAGAAGTAACAAAGATATACAGAATAAAGTATGGTGCTAACTTAATACAGAATGGTAGGTTTGATGAATTAGGTAGTGAGTTAGTTTCAAGTGGAAACTTTAGTGATTTTTTTGTTCAAAGTGGTGATGTAACAATAACTAATGGTACTGCAAGTTTTGTAGATGGTGGTACAAACACAAATTCAAGAGTTAATTTAGCAAGTGTGCTTACTGCTAATAAAACATATAAAGTTGTTTTTAGTGTAACTAGATATGTTGCAGGTAGAGTACAAATGATATTTGGTGGAGGTAATACATTTGATGTTGATATTTCAGATGGAGTTGGAACTTATACAGCTTATATAGTAGCAGGGAGTTCTACTTCAGTTTCAATTAAAAGAGATGGTAATTATCCAAATTTTGATTTTGATTTAACTAGCGTATCTATTAAACAAGTAGACCCTAACGACAGGTGGTCATTAGGTACAGGTTTTTCTTTTAATGATAGTAAGGTTGTAGCAACAAATGCATCAGGCACTTATTGCACACAGGCAGGTATTTTGACAACTGGCAAAACATATAGAGTAACATTTACAGTACAAAATTTAACGCAAGGTAAGGTAAGGTTTAGGTCAGCAGGTGTAAATGGCACAACAAGAACAGCTAATGGTACATACACAGAACTAATAACAGTAAATGGTGCAGGTTTTAGTATACAAGGCTTAACAGATGCAGGTGGTTTTACAGGTGAGGTTACAAACATTATGGCTGAAGAACAAAAATATGTAGCTAGTAACCTTAAATTAAATTCAATACCTTACAGCTCTTCTAATCTTAGAAACTATTACAGAATGGGTGATGGTATATTAGACACACACCCTTTAATATGTGATATGGTACAACCAAGTTTAGGTAGTGAGTTAGTTGTCAATGGTAATTTTGCAACAGATAGTGACTGGGATAAAAGTTCAAATTGGACTATTGCAAATAATTTAGCTACATCTGACGGCAGCCAAACTGGTAATGTTTCTTTATCTCAGCCAAATAGTGTTGGTAATTTTGTAACAGGTAAACTTTACAAAGTAGAATTTACAATATCAAACTATGAGGCAGGTGTAATAAATCCTCATGTCAGAGGTCAAGCATCAGGAAATGTATCAGGAAACGGATTAAAAACAGCTTACATTATAGCAGGTACTAGTTCTAACGGTATTAACTTATATGCAGGTGCTAATTTTGCAGGTTCTATATCTAACGTGACAGCAAAACAAGTAAATGGTGTACCAGGATTGATGACAAATATGACAGAATCAGATATAACAAATGACGTACCAAGTTAAAAATTAAAATTATGAGAAAATACGCAATATGTGACATAGAATTATTAGACGAAGTAGATGCTGAAGGTAACTCAGTATTTGACTTTGGTCAAGTCTTAGAGTCTAGTAGAGAAACAATAAGAGTATCTAATGACGGATTACTATTTATTGCAAAGTGGATAGGTGATACGCCTGTTTTTTTAAATGACGTAGATACCTACACACACACAGAAATATTAGAAGAACTAAAAGGTTCTAATTGGACAACAACAGAATAATGGAAAACCTAATAAACATAAACTTAGAGTACAGCACAGCACCACAAATACAAGAAGCACGTGGTAAAAACTGGATAGAGTATGGTACAGACGACTACAAAAACCTGTACCCACAATTTATTATTGATCTATACTACAATTCAGGTACTCATTCAGCTATAATTAACGCTACTGCACAAATGATTGCAGGACAAGACATAACTGCAAAAGAAACAGATAGTGTAGAGCTAAACGCAAAGCTAGAAAACTTCTTTAAAAACGCTAATAGTAAAGAAACACTACACGAAGTAATTAAAAAATGTGCATTTGACTTTAAGCTACAAGGTGGTTTTGCCTTAAATGTTATATATTCTAAGTCAGGACAGGTAGCAGAAATATACCACGTGCCTGTAGAACGCCTTAGAGTAGGTTTACCGAACGAATTAGGTAGAGTGGATAAATACTATATCTGTGCGGATTGGAGTAATATAAGGCGAAATAAACCACAAGAGGTAGCAGCATTTAACCCACTAGACAGAACAACACCAAGTCAGATACTATACACAGGTCTTTATAGTCCTAATATGGAAATGTACTATACACCAGATTATAGTTCAGCTTGTAATTGGGCGTTAATAGATTCCAAAATCAGCGAGTATCATTTAGGTAATATAGAAAGAGGTTTTTCAGGTTCTTATTTTATTAATATGAATAACGGAGTACCTTCAGCAGAAGAAAGACTACAAATAGAACGTAGTATAGAAAAGAAGTTTACAGGTTCAGGTAACGCAGGTAAATTTGTTTTAAGTTTTTCTGATAGTAAAGACAGAGCTGCAGAAATAACACCTATTGAAGTAAGCAACGCAGACAAGCAATACTTAGCACTACAAGAATTATTAGTGCAAAACATAATGACAGGTCATAGGGTTACAAGTCCAATGTTACTAGGTGTAAAAACAGAAGGTCAGTTAGGTGGTCGTGACGAACTTATGCAAGCGTTTGAGATATACCAAAACACAGTTGTAAAACCTTACCAAGAACACATACTAAAAACAATAGAAAAAATACTATTAGTAAACGACATACAAGCAGACTTACAAATAGTACAATCTAGTCCTATTATGACTACGTTTACCGTTGAGGATATGCGTAATGTAATGACTAAAGAAGAGATAAGAGAAAAGCTAGGACTTGAACCACTAGAGCAAGAAAACTTAGAAAGCGAAAAACTAGCTAAAGTAGGTGATATTGACGGTATGCCTGTTTACAGCACAGTAGAAGAAGCACTAATAAAAGCAAAAGAACTAGGTTGTGACGGTTTTCACGAACACGAACTAAATGGAGAAAAGGTATATATGCCTTGTGCAAAACACGAAGACACAAAAACTAGAATGAATGTAGAAAAAACAGAACTAGATTTATTTTTAGAAACTGTAGAAGACATACCTAAAGACTGGCAATTAGTAGAAGAAGAAGTAGTAGACGGTGAACACGTAGAATTTGATTTTGAAGGCGAACTAAATAAGATAGCTACAGAAAAAGTAGAGTTAAGTACAGGTAGAGCAATACCTGACGCTAAGAGTGAACAAGACGGAATTAGTAAAAAAACATTTGACTACTTTAGAGTAAGATATATTTACGCTGAAGACGAATTTTTAAAACGTAAGACAGGTAAAAAAAGAGATTTTTGCCAAAAAATGTTAGCTGCAAAAAAGTTATACAGAAAAGAAGACATTGACAGAATGTTTAAATTAAACAAAGAGTTTTCACCAAAAGGTTCTAAAGGAGGATATGATAAATTTATTTGGAAAGGAGGAAGTTATTGCCACCATTTTTGGTTGAGACAGATTTATAAGACAAAACTAGGTATTGACGTTAGTACAAAGATAAAAGACGCAGAACTAATAGGATATACAAAAGCAAGAAGTGAAGGATTTACTGCAAAGAAGAACGACAAAAGAGTAGCAATAGCACCTAAACGTATGCCTAGACAAGGTAGAAAAAGTTAAATTATGAGTTACGTATTATTTATTTCACAAAACAAACTAACAGATTCTACTGCAATAGGTGGTAATGTAGACATTGAGTTTATCTTACCATATCTAAAAGTAGCACAAAAGAAACACATAGAACGTGTATTAGGTACAGACCTTTTTGAAGCACTACAAACTAAAATATCAGGTGGCACGTTGTCAGGTGTTTACAAAACCCTAGTAGACGAATACGTACAAGACGCATTAGTACATTGGGCGTTCTTTGAGTGTATACCGTTCTTACGATTTAAAGTAATGAACAATAACATAGTACAAAAGACAGCAGAAAACAGTACACCGTTAAGTAGACAAGAAGCAAACGATTTACGTGAAGAGGTTAGAAACACAGCAGAGTTCTATACAGAACGTTTAATAGACTATCTAAGACACAATAATAGTAGTTATCCTGAATTAAATACAAACACTAATGAAGACATATCACCTTCTAAAAATGCGTTTTATTCAGGTATGAATTTAGAAAAGGTTAGAGACAGACAAGGTGGTATAACATTAAGTGACTTTTTAACACCTGATTTAAATGAGTAGAAAATATTACAAACCTAAACCAAAAAACGAGAAAGCACTAAAAAGCTATTTAAAAAATGAACGAGATAAAAGACACAGCACAGGTAGGACTAGCAAACGTTAGTGCAATAGGAGTTAGCGTAGCACAGGTAAATGAGGTACTTACATTTGTATCTCTAATCTTAGCTATAACATTTACAATTTATAAATTCACAAAATTCAATGCCAGGTAAACACAAAAAGAAAAAAAAGAAAAAATAATGCCGTATCACACTAAGAAAAAAAAGAAGAAGAAAAAGAAACGTATGTAATGACATACAAGTATTTTAACTTACAAGAGTTCGCAAGTCCTGACGAACCTGATAGTGGTTTGCAAATGAACAGAGAATTTGTTGCACTATTAGACAAAGCACGTGATATAGTAGACGGTCAAATGATATTTAAAATAACATCAGGATATAGAACCGAACACTATAACGACAATGTTATAAAAGCACGTGTAGGTAGTTCACACAAAAAAGGACTAGCTGTAGACATAGCATATAACGGCAGTAGACAAAGATACCTATTACTTAGTTCATTAATGTCCGTAGGTATAAATAGAATAGGTATTGGTAAAACATTTATACATTGTGACGTAGATAACATTAAAGATCAGAACGTCATTTGGACATACGATTATTAACCTTAAATTTTATATTATGAAACAGTATTTAATTATGACAATATTAAAGTCAAAAAAAGTATGGTATACTATCGCAGCAATCGTAGTACCTTTAGTAGCAGAAGCACTAGGAACTGACGAACAAAGCGTGTCTAATATCTTTTGGGCGTTAGTTGCACTAACAGGTGCGCAAGGCGTAGCAGACTTTGGTAAAGATGCAGTCAAATAGATTTAGACTAAAACCACACGAAATAGAAGTATTAATGCGTATGCGTTCTGAACAAACTAGAAACGTATTAGTCATTGGTGATTTACACGAACCTTTTGGGTTAGACGCATACCTTGACTTCTGTATTGAACAATACAAAAAGTACAACTGCACACAAACAGTATTTATAGGCGATATAATAGACAATCACTATAGTTCTTACCACGAGACTAGCGCAGACGGTTTAGGTGGCTTAGACGAGCTAGAATTAGCTATACAGCGTATTCAAAGGTGGTACAATGTATTTAACGAAAAAGGTACTAAAGTTATTATTGGTAATCACGATAGAATGGTTATGCGTAAAGCACAGACAAGCGCAATACCTTCTAAATGGATTAGAAGCTACAAAGAAGTCTTAGAAGTACCTAACTGGGATTTTGTAGAACGTTACGAACAAGACAACGTGCAATATATACACGGTGAAGGTGGCACAGCTCGTACTAAATGCCGTGCAGATATGATGAACACAGTGCAAGGACATTTACACACACAAGCATACACAGAACACTACGTAGGTAAAAATTTTAGAGTATATGGCACACAAGTAGGTTCTGGTATAGATCACGATTCTTACGCTATGGCTTACGCTAAGTATGGTAAGAAACCTGCAATAGGGTGTGCAGTAATTCTTAACAACGGAAAAACACCCCTTAATCTCTTAATGGAGTTATAAACAAACTATCTGTTAATAACTTTTACACAAAATCATTTTATAACTTATTAAAATAATTGTATATTAGCACCATAAAACAAAAATAATTATGGAAACTTATATACCAAAAAACAGTATTAATACTCCCTTACAGCTTTCACAAGATGACCTTGTACAAGAATTACAGGAGTACAAAAGAGATAATGCAAGACTAAGGCAAAACAATGAGACTTATAAATTGCAATATATAGAATTAAGAGAAAAACTATACAAATTATTAGAAACTACAAAATTATAACTATGGAAACTTTACACAATATATATCACAAGTCTACTAACAATTTAGTAGCAGCAAACTTAACTACAAAAGAACTTGACAGATTCTTTAGAACAAACTACAAACATACATACGACAAACCTGTATATCGTATAGAAACTTTTTACAAAAATAAATTTCACAGATTTATGCATAAATACGACCACAAGTTT